AGTAGAGTGTTTAATAAATTAGATGGGTTCTATTACTCAGGCACTAGTGGTGAGGAGAAGACAGCTAGTCATATTAAGGCACCTGTACCTGTTAATATTAATCTTGGTGTATCTATTTTATCTAGGTATCAAACTGATATGGATCAGATCCTAAGTAACTTTATACCTTTCTCAAATCCTTATGTTGTTATATCATGGAAGGTACCAACGAAATTTAATCTTCCAGTTGATCAAGAAATAAGATCTGAAGTATTATGGGATGGGAATGTTAGTTTAAATTATCCTACAGAATTGAATGCTAGTCAAAAGGCTCGTATAACAGCTGATACGTCATTTACTATTAAGGGTTGGTTGTTTAAAGATGCGGATGATCCTGTTGGTAATATTTTCTATATTGATCAGAACGTTAACGCTGTCAACTTGTTAAGCGATTATGAAAGTATGAGCGGTGGTAATGTACCTATCGAATCATTTGAACTGTCTGGATCCCCGCATATAACAGATATATTCTATAACGGTGTCAAGTTATATAACGATGTGACTTTAACAACAGCTCAAGTAAGTTCGGCCGGTGCAGGTACTATTCTTCTTAACGGGGTAGGTTTTGCAAATACTGAAACTGTTTTATTTAGTTCAACAAATAGTAGTATGTATACATCGCTAACATCTCTATCAGCAACAACAAGGCAGTCTTCAATTTCTGGCCAATCTATACCTTTTACTATTATAAATGATAATACTATTAGCCTGTCAATGCCGGCACTAACAGGCGGTACTGGGAGCATTAGATTCATACCTTATAATAAAGCTGGTTACTCGTTTAGCGACGATACCTTAGAGACGCAAACATTTAGTGCCAATACGACCTTTATTAAAGTTAATTAACTACTAAATATAAATAACCCATGGCAGACGAAAATAAAAAAACTTTTTTTAATTCAGATATTTTTAGAAATATTACCAATAAACTTCCGTATCAAACACCTAATGCTGCAGATTTATTGAGCGATTTAAACCCTAAGTACGAAGTATTTCAAGACACGGGTGTAAAGAGAACCGAAGCATTAGCTAATCAATCGGTACTTTATAATAATGAATATAATAATGTAGCCCCTGGTCAATTCGGGAGTGAATCTCAATACGCAGAATTAGTATATGCAAATATTGAAGAGAATAAATCTGGTAGACTTCGTGACTACCGTGTTATGGCTTCCTTTGCTGAAATTGCTGATGCGTTGGATGAAATTTGCGATGAGGTTGTTAATAAAGATCAAGATGGCAATATCGTTAATCTAGAATTTAGAAGTACTACTTTAGAGGAGGCTGACAAAGGTAAAATAACAGCTGAGTTTGAAAAATATATTGATTATTATAATCTAGAGAAAAAAGGCTTTGAATATTTTAGACAGATGCTTATTGAAGGTGAGGTATTTTTTGAGCATATTATTCATAAAAAGTATGCTGATGAAGGTATATTAGGAGTTGTACATCTCCCATCGGACTTGGTAGATGCTGTGTATGATAATATACAAAATATGCTCATTAAAGGCTTTATATTACGCAAGCCTATATTCGACCCTAATAAGCCAAATAAGATAGATAAGATAGAATTAGTACCGATGGATGATAATCAGATATCTTATGTCAATTCGGGTATTTGGAATCAGGATAAAACATTTAGATTGCCGTTCATCGAAAATGCGCGCAGAGCATATCGTCAATTATCGCTAGTTGAAGATAGTATTGTTATATATAGATTGGTTAGAGCTCCAGAGCGTCTAGTATTTAATGTAGATGTTGGCAATATGTCTCCACCAAAGGCTGAAGCTTATCTTAGAAAACTAATGCAATCTTATTGGTCTAAAAAGACTTTTGACGTTAATCAGCAAGGAGCGGTACAAAAATTTAATCCTCAATCAATGCTAGATTCGTTCTGGTTTGCTAAAAGAGCAGGTTCAGACGGGACTAATGTTACCCAGTTACAGGGAGGAGCTAATCTAGGCGAACTTACAGACTTAATGTACTTCGTTAATAAGCTGTATAAAGCTTTAAAGGTACCTACCAATAGGGTTAACCCTGAATCAACATTTAGTGATGGTCAGGAGATCTTAAGAGAAGAACTTAAATTCGCTAAGTTTATTATTAGATTGCAGCAGCAATTCGCTAGCGGGTTAAAAAGAGGATTTATAACACACCTAGAGCTTAAAGGTTTAAAGAAGAAATATGATATTAAAGATACTCATATACACTTACATTTTAATGTACCTACAAATTTCTACGAGCTGCGCGAGAATCAAAAGCTCGAGCTTAAAACTGCAACATATAACAATCTTGTTGCTAATGAATTTATTTCCGCTACATACGGTCAAATGAAGTACCTAGGTTGGAGCGAACAGGATATTAAATCAAATAGAGAATTACTTCGTAAAGATGCAGAAGTTCAATGGGAATTATCTCAAATTCAAGGAGGCGGTCCTGGTTGGAAGGATGCTCTGCAAGGCGCACCAGCTGGGGGTGGTGATGTTGAAGGCGGAGCAGCTCCAGGTGAACCACCTGCGTTTGGCGGTGCACCAGCTGATACCGGTACAGGTGATGCTGTAGAGGCTGAAGCTCCTGCCGCTGATGAAGCTCCTCCAGAGCCCGCGGTTTAAAGAATTAAGACTCTTTAAGTACAAGTGTTAAACGATTTTTACCATCTAACACTTGTATTAAGGTTTTAGCTGGCGACGCGGCTTGCTGACTATTAATATATGCAGCAAGCAAAGCTTGGTCATTTGCAATACTTTTTGTCGTCATTGAAACTGTGTTGCCGTATTCATTTACGCGATTATAAGGTGCGACTGCTGAAACAGCCGGTACTACTGAAATATGTATATCTCCTGATGCCATATTAATATTTATAAAAAACGTGAGTTATATACTAAGAGTATTAAATATTTTATAATGGCTAAGTGCGATATAACACCGATTTCTGCTTTTCAAAGCACGAATCTCAATAGTAAGATTGATAATTTTGGAAGATTAAGCGATAGGGTATTACGCTCTTTAGGTTATCCCTTTGTTAATGTTGAGATACACAGCGATACATTAAATGAAAATATTAGTATAGCTTGTGAGATGTTTGCAAAATTTGCTGGATATACTCAAGAGTATCTTTTATTTGATAGTGCCCTATATGAGAAAAATAAAGGTATTAGATTAGATCAACTCTTTTCATTACAAAATTCTGATAATCTTTCGCAGCAAATCGAACATAATAACGAGAGTGAAGATTTCTCGAACTATAAAACAGACCCTGAAACACTTTATATATCAACAAGCGCGATACTAGGAAGTAATTTTACTTCAACATCAGCATTATCTGCACCTCTTTTAAGCGGCGTTTTCGAAAATCAAATATTTTCTGAAACTATATATAAAGCAATAACAGGTGTTAATAGCTTATCTGCTGGATTTGCTGATAATAGCTTATCTGGACTGTTTATTGCTAGCAAGAAAGACGGGTTTACTAGGCAGGGCTCTAAAACTGAACAAGCGGGTACCAAATATATGAATAGCTTTGACTATGATGTAATGGACTATCGCAAGGTTATTGCTGTCCAGGACTTCGAGGAAGGTTCAACAACAGGTATTAATACTCTTTTTACAATAGAACAGACATTAGCCCAGCAAACATATTTTAGTTATGCGATGGGTAATTATGGCTTTGATCTAGTTAGCTGGTACGTTTTAAAAGATTGGTTAGAGATGAGAGAGAAACTTCTAGCAACTAAACGCAGTTATACTTTCGACGACAGAACCCAAACAATGAGAATGTACCCTCAGCCGGATGCGTCAGGTAATGGTGTAAGATTTTACGGTGTAGTTAGCTGTTACGTTGAAAGGCCTATTAGGGATATTATTAAAGAACATTGGGTATATCAATACTCGCTAGCGCTTACTAAAATGGCTGTCGCTAATATTAGAGGAAAATATGGGAGTGTAACTCTATTTGGGGGCGGCAGTTTAAATGCCTCTGATCTTATGAGTCAAGGTTTAGCTGAGAAAGAAAAGCTAGAAACTGCCTTGTATGAAGGTGCGCCGGGATTAGGCGATGCAGAGCCGCCAATGTTCTTTGTAGGGTAATGAATCGAGAAGTAGGTTATAATTATTTAGATACATCATTTACCGGTACAAGCGCTGCTTATCTATCCGGAGTGGGGTCGAACTTATATAATATACATAAGATTATATCTTCAACCGATATCGGATCGGCTATGAGTACGGGTCAAGGCGAAGCGAAGCGAATTATTTAGCTGCAAATACTTCTATGAGCTTTTGAATAACACCGCTAACATCATTAATATCAAGAGGTTCGCTTTCTGAAGTACCCGATGACTTACTTACCGTAGATGTCGTTTCGGTTTCATAATCACCGTATACATCATCTTCGTCTTCATCTATAGTAAGATCTAGTTCTTCTTCATCTATTACATCTACTTCAAAAGATTGACTAACATACCCTAGATCAGCTAAAATTATACTCAACAACTGATTAGTATTTTTTTCTTCCTTACTCCTGCCTACAAAATCAATAATTTCGCTTTGGGTAAACTTACCCTTTAATTCGCCGATAGGTTCACTATAGCTGCCGTAGCATAAATGTACGAGATATTGTATCGTTATATCTGCTGAGTCTTTTATTAGATAGTATGCACCTTTTTTATTGATAGTAACGCCCGTATCTGGTTTATCAAAGGCTATTTTTGCAGGCCTCATTAGCTTACCTTGCCTTATAGAACTGTTCTTAATGATTTTTTCTTCAAATGTCATAACTATACTTATACCTTATGAAAAAAGATAAAAGATATCGGCAGGGAATATTTAAACCTACATGCAAAAAAAAGTATATGGGTGATAATGACCCGGTGTATAGATCTAGCTACGAATTAAAGTTTTTCAGATGGGCGGATACGAACTCTAACATAATAGCATGGGGAAGCGAAAATGTAATAATACCTTATACAAGCCCCCTTGATAACAGAGTTCATAGATATTTTGTTGATAATTTTGTTGTATTTAAAGATAAGAATGGTACAAACCAGAAATTTCTAATTGAGATAAAGCCTAGTTCACAGGTGGCTAAGCCGATAAATAAAAAAGGTAAACATAGAAGAACCATATTATATGAACAAAAAACGTGGATTATTAATCAGTCTAAATGGAAGGCCGCTGAGGAATGGTCCAATCGTAAGGGCTGTAAGTTTTTAATTTTAACAGAAAAGGAGCTAGGTATACGGTAAAACCTAGGAAATTGTTCCTTTCTTAATAAATAATTAGTACATGAGTTTAAGTCTTATAGTAGAAACCCCGGCTCCAAAAGAAGCTTTTGAATATATTGTTGAAGAAGGCAATTCAAAAGATCAAAAAAACTTCTTTATTAAAGGTCCATATATGATGGCGGAGGGTGTTAATCGTAATAAACGTATATATCCTCTTGAAGAGATGCAAAGAGAAATTAAGCGTTATGAAAATTTTATGGTAAAGACAGGCAGAGCAATGGGCGAACTTAATCACCCTACTACTGCTGATGTTGACCTTGAAAGAGCATGTCATTTAGTAACAGAAATGTCTCAAGATGGTAACGTATTCTATGGTAAGAGTAAAGTATTATCAACACCAACAGGTATGATAGTTAGATCTCTTATTAATGATGGTGTAAGAGTTGGTATGAGCTCTAGAGCTTTAGGTCAATTAATACCTGAATCCGGTCAAGAGGGTATTAATAGAGTTAAAGATTTTAAACTCGTAGCTATCGACTGTGTTGCCGACCCATCTTTTCCAAAAGCATTTGTTAACGGCATTCTAGAGAGTAAGCAATATGTCGTTAATAAGTACGGTCAATTTGAAGAAGCCTACGATGATTTTGAAAAAACTATATCAACTATGCCTCTTAAAGGAAAAGATGAATTTTTAAGAAAACATATGTTGCAATTTATTAAATCCTTATAAATATAGATATGAGCAAACAAACATTAAATGTAAAGAAAGATGTTAAGAGTTTTATTAACAATATTATTGATAAAAACTACAGTAAAGCTCATGATAACTTATCTCGCTCAATAGACAAGAAAATCAAGCGTGAGATTATAAATAATAATATAAACCTATTTTAAATTATGAATATTTCTGAAATACTAAAAGAAGCCACTGGCGGAGCAATCGATGAATCAACTCTCGCTGCAATTGAAACAGCGTTCGAAAAACGCCTAGAAGAGAAGACTCAGCTCCATGTCGAGAAGGCATTAGTAGAGCAAGATGAGTTATATACTAATAAGCTAGAAAGTCTTTTAGAAGCTTTAGATGCTGACCATACAAAGAAGCTCGAGCAGATCGTAGAAGCGATCGATGCTGATAGAACGAGTAAGCTTAAGGCTGTTATTAGTAAGTACGAGACTACATTAACGGAAGATGCTGAGAGTTTTAAAGCTGAGCTAGTTGAATCTATTTCAACTTATCTCGACGAATACCTACAAGAATCTATTCCTACCGAAGAAATTAAAGAAGCTGTGAAGAATAAGAAAGCTATTCAAGTTCTAGCAGATCTTCGTTCAAATTTAGCCATTGATAGTGCCCTGCAAAAAGAAAGTATTAAAGGAGCGGTACTGGATGGTAAAAACCAAATAAATGAAGCTACAAACAAGCTTGAGTCTGCCCTTCAAGAGAAGGCTGTTGTTGAAGAAGAACTTAATACTATTAAGTCTAATCTATTAATTGAACAAAAAACAGCTGGTCTCGATGAAAGAAGTGCAAAGTATATTAAGAAAGTATTAGCAGGTAAGGACGTAGAGTTCATTGCTGAGAATTTTGATTATACTTTGAAACTATTCGGAAAGAAAGAAGAGAGCAGACTTGAGAGCTTAAAAGAGCAAGCTTTAGAGGGCACTACTAAGGTAGATAGAGTCGTTGAAGAAAAGGTAGAAGTACCTGTTTCAGATAACGGCTACATGTCCGAGCTTAGCAAATATTAATTTTCTATAATTGATTAGGCTTTCCTGAGTTTCCTGGGTTCTTAAACCCTTGGGGTCGAAATAAAAATAAAGGAAAATAACAACTATGAATTCAATTAGACCTTCACAGGCTTATATTGACGAATCAAAAGCAGCTTCTCTTCTAGAGAAGTGGGCACCAGTTTTAGATTATTCATCTAAATCAGTTGCTCCTATCGAAGATAGTCACACTCGTTTAAACACCGCTATGCTATTGGAAAACCAAGAAGCATGGTGCTTAGAAGAGAGTGGAAACACTTCTGGTAAGGGCGGTTCTTTCGGGGACGGCGCTTCTATTGGTGTTGCAGGTAATGCAACTGGTACCCCAGGTACCGACAGCTATGCTACCGGCGATGCTCGTCTTCCAAAGATCTTGATTCCAATGATTAGACGTACTTTTCCCGAGTTAATTACAAATGAAATCGTTGGTGTTCAACCAATGGCTGGACCTGTTGGTCTCGCATTCGCTCTTCGTTACAGATATTCAGGTGAAACACTTGGTACCGGTATCGATGGTAAAGCGAATGGCACAGATAGCGGTCGCGGTACAAATACACACCCCGCTGGCATTACTGGCGTTGCTGGTAATGAAGCTGGTTACCAGGAGTTAAATACTTCTTATACCGGTACTTCTGCTGATTACTTATCTGGTTTCGGGGCTACTCCTGGAACCGGTCTTAGTGCTTTAGGAGTCGATGAGATTATCAGTGCTAGAGATAAGGGTGTTGCTCAACTTCTTAGAAACTTTGAAGTTACAGGTAACATTCCTACAATGGAAGTCTCTTTCGAGAAGACTGCTGTTGAAGCTGGTACTAGACGCTTAGGCGCTCGCTGGTCAGTAGAGCTCGAACAGGATCTCAAAAACATGAATGGTATCGATATCGATACTGAATTGACAAACGCTATGTCGTACGAAATTCAGGCCGAAATCGACCGTGAAATGCTTGTGAGAATGATCCAAGTTACTCTTGACGCAGGTCAAGGTATTGGGTTCTCTGTTTGGTCCCCTGCTTCCGCAGATGGCCGCTGGTTAGTTGAACGCAATCGTGATTTCTATCAAAGACTTATTATTGAAGCAAACAGAATCGCTGTGAGAAATCGCCGTGGTGCTGCTAACTTCATCGTCGCAACTCCTCGTGTTTGCGCTATCCTAGAGATGCTCCCTGAATTCCAGTGGGTACCTGTAGCAGGTAACGTAAATACACAACCTGTAGGTGTTGCGAAGGTAGGTAATCTTGGTGGTCGGTTTAATGTTTACCGTGACACAAGAACTGAAGGTAACAATATAACTACTGGCACGCGTCCTGAGTACGCTCTGCTTGGTTATAAGGGACCTGAATTCTATGACACTGGTATAATCTATTGCCCTTATATCCCGGTTATGGTTCAACGCACAATTGGTCCTAATGACTTCGCTCCTCGTGTAGGCTTGCTTACACGTTATGGTGTTGTTGATAATATCTTTGGTGCTAACCT